ATTGCGTAGGCCTGTACGATCGTCTGCGGTTGTTTTTGATTCATATTTGCCTGTTTTACGGATTGCCGGCAAAACCTCTGCTGTTACCCATTTTCTAAAACGGTGTGGAACAGATCCTTTTTTCACTGCGTCACGACAGCGGAGGATTAAAGTGTACATTCCGCTTTCGCTGATGATAGAAATACTTTGAGCCCCGTTTCCTGCTTGACTGTCGGTTAAACCGACAGTCGTCTTTTCATCTTCATCTAGCTTGAGTAATGCGTCCCTGGAGTTTGCGATATTCAAAGCGTTACAAACATCAACAGCGACAAACCAAGGTTCATTGTTAATGGCTAAAGTACGGATAGAATTTGATTCAAAATTAAATGTGGATAATTGAGTTTGAGTTGTCATTTTTTCTGTTCCTTTTGAGGGATTGATTGTTTACCCATAATTGGGCGACCGACGGCTCAAAACTAGCAGAAAATCTAGCGGAGTTATTCCCTTTCGGTATTGTATTCCTCGCACCGTCGGTCATTGATTCATTATTGAGAACTTTATAATGGCGGTAAAATTCTCAAATTTTAGATACAAAAAATCACGCTGACGGGGTGAATAATCCGTTTTCTGTTAGGCTTTTGAGACCTTGAAACACATACTAATAAAAAAGCCACTTGGGTGTCAAGGGGCTTTTATTTGTAAATTATCTCTATAAAATTACTTCTCATCTGTAAATTTTATCCATGCTTTAGTAATCTCTGCGAGACCCATCTTTTCATTATCGGTCAAAACATGATTAATACCACAACTACTAATCATAACTTTGTTATTTTTCACAAAAAATTCAAGGTATTCAGCAAACGAATATTTAGCTCTATAAGATAGTTTACGATCACCTCTTTCTTCTAATTTTACAGTAATTGGCTGCAATCTTTTATTGTTAATCAAGATCTCCGTATCGCGCAAGCATTTACTTTCAGACTTTTCTCCAACTATATCTAAATCAATCGATTTAAAATCACCTATTCCCTGTGCATCAGATAACATAATGCTGGCATAGGAGAATTGCTTGTTTTTTGATAACTCTTGTATATATAAATTCCCAAAAAATACAACGCCTCTGTCATCAATGCTAACAATATCGTCCCCACAAGCTGTCAACATCAAACCAGCTGCGAACAATAATAATTTTTTCATTTTGTATTCCTCGTATGCTATATAGACTCGCTAATTCTACGAAACACAAAACATTTATTTAAGTTTTTATAAAAGTTTTTTCTAATTTTGTGACCTACATCTCAAAACTTTATTAATTTAACCGCACTTTAAGCGTCATAACGTGCGGTTCGAAGGCTGCCAAAGGTCAGCTGGACGTATTCCAAAAATAAAAGCCAGAAATAAAAATGTGTATGCAAATTGGCGCGCTTTCTTAGACTTATCAATTACTTCTAACATTTCATAGAATAAAGCTAATCCCGAAGCACGCTGCGCCAATGGCAAAACCAACCGCTGCAATAATTGCTGCACTTGCTAGCATTTTCCCTGCAATGCCTGCATCTTTTTCACTCATTTTTTCCACCTACCTTAACTTGATGTTTTGGTGTATACTTAATCAAAATTGCTCCTTAGTTGGTTAAACTTGGAATAAGGGGTAAATAAAAACCCCGAAGTGCTGCTAACGCTTTGGGGTTTGTTTTTTTCCGATTGCGTTGTGAAATCATAACAATGCTAATTTTCTGTGTAACGTGGAAGAACTTCTACACGCTTGCTTTGTTAAATGTATTTTCACAACTTAATGGCTAAACTTCTTTTAAACTGCTTTAAAGATTTTTAAGCCACCTCTTCAAATTCACAAGTAAATATTGTGTGTGTTTTTCCCACTTGTCGAGGAAATTTAGTACATACAACCTTTACTAACTCGCCACCAAGTGCCACGTCCTTAAAATAAAAGGCACGGACTCCACCGTGCTCTTTCATAAATTGACGAAATTCTGCTGATTGGCTATTTTTAACCTTATAGGTAACGGAATATTTTCTCAAAAGAGCATTTATTCCATCTTCCATTCGTTGCTGATAGCCATTTCCAAAATTAAGCACTTTCCGCTTTGGTTCTTCATCAACCGTATAACCAGGCTGCGGACACCAAGGCAATGTTTTCAAAGCCATCTCATCTCCTTATCCAAGCATTCCACCTGGACGACGTTGTTTTCTTAACACTTCAAGTACATTTGCTTGGATTGCTAGTGCAAGCTCTTTACCTTGTGCGGCTTTTTGCTCAGCAGTCACACTTTCATTTCCGTTTTTATCAATATTTATTGTTATTGATACTTCGTTATTGGTTGATGCTCCACCACCGCTAAACAATCCGTCATAACTATCAGATTTGCCACCAACATGACCGCCATTTGCAAATTTAGGGAATCTGCGTTGATTTAAGGCATTCATAAATCCAACACCATAATGATCAACAGTACGGGATGTCATAACAAATTCGTTGTTAGATAATCGAGCCAAGATGGAATCGCTTGTTCCTGTACCCTCGCCAACAACATGACCGCCTTTAGCAAATCCTACGCTAGTGATTTGAGAGATAACATTAGCACCAGCCGCTGCAACCGCTGCCATATTTGCAAATTTTTCAGCAGGAGTAAGCTTGGATGGATCAGCCATTGCCTGTGTGATTGCTTGTGATAGTTTTACTGTTGCCTCGGCGATCGCAAATGCTTTAGAGATAGCGAACATTGCTTTATAAGCGGCAGATTGTTTTCCTGCAGACTGTTCAACCATAGAAGCAAGAGTACCAAAAGCGCCACCCAAATCATTGAGTCCTGTAGCATACGATTCCATTTCCTTTTGGAACTTGTTATTTTTGTATTTATCAATGATTTCCTGTTTGCGTTGTTGGAATTCTTCTTCCGTGATTAACTTTTGATCGTTAAATGCTTGGAGCTGAGCAAGCTCTTGCGTTTGTTGATTAATTAGCTCTTGTTGCGGATCATAAATTGCGCGTAATTGGTCTAATGGATTGACCGCACTTTGAGATCTGTTTTGAGCATAATCAAACTTCAATTGCAATTCAGCAGTATTAGCTTCACCACCTGTAAGCTGTCCTGCTTTTTTAAGCTCTTCAACTACCGCTAACTCATCATTTAAGTTCGCACGTAATAATTTCTCAGGCGCATATTTCCCTGCAAGCTCTAACCGTTGACGAGCAAACCGCTCGGTGATAGCTGTTTTTGCTGTTTCATATTCTTGATGAGATACAACACCTTTTTTGTTGTGCTCTTCTAAGCGCTGGAACATTCTTGTTTGTTCCAAGTCAATTTCAGCAAGACTAGAACTACTTTTCTTACGAATTTCATCATAGAAACTTAACCAACTATCTCGAGCATTTTCACCGGATGATTTGCGACTACCTGATTTTTTGTTGCTTTCTTTGATTTGCGTTTCAATTGTTGTCACTTTGGTTTCATCGGAAAACATTTTTTCCAATGTTGCTTTACCGGCTAAAATCTTGTTTAGTGTTTCAAGCGATAACCCGACAGCTTTATCTGCCGCATTAGCTGCAGTGATTGTACCTGTAGCAATACCAATTAATACTTCGTTGTATTCAGCGCCTTCCTTTCCAAGCAATTCATAAAGACCGGCCAACACATAAGCGGATTTAGCCTGACCTTGTTGTTTGAGCTTTGCAACTTCAAGCTTTTGAGCAAGAGACGTTGATTTCTCTTTCAGCTTTTCCATCGCATCTTTTAAATCTAACGTCTTATCTGCTGCTTTATTTGCACTATTAGCCGTATCATTAAAGCTTTTTGGCAAGTTAGCTATAATGTTATCTGCAGTTTCGGCTGATACACCAAGCAACTTGAATTTCTGCCGCACTTCATCAACATTTTTACCTGCTCGCAACATCTTCTCGCCAAGTGGCGAAAGCATTTTTTCAAGTGACTGTCTTGCAACATCGGCATTTTCTTTAATTACTTGGATTTTGTTTTTTAAACTTTCGATTTCGGCATCATTTGCGTTTCCGCCAACACTAATGCCGTCAAAATCTGCACCAACCTGTTTTGTTGCTATTCCCGCTTTTAATTTTTCAATCTCAGCGTAATATTTTTCTATATTTTCAAGCTGTTTTGTAATTTTAAGAGATAATGCCGCTTCGGTGATTTGATCATAAGATTCAGCTAAAGCTTGGTTAGCAACAGATGTATCTAATGCCCATTGTCGAGCTTCTGCCGCTTGTGAACTGAAAAATAATAATGATGTGAATTTTTCTGTAGTGGCTTTTGTAAAAAAAGAAGAAATAAATACACTGAAATTTAAAATAAAAGATAATAAAGTAGAGGAATACGAATTACTAG